CCATTATCAAGAATATAATTAATGACATCCATTGCTGACCAATCAAATACAGGTCTTAAAATATCATCAGCATATTTCTCCCTGAATTTTATTACTTCTTTTTTTCGATAGGTGTGATATTTTTCATCTTTAAACCCATTAGCCAGCCTGTCTTGTGCTTTTTTAAGGCTCTTTTTTTGGGACTTGCTTAATGTTGGTTTGGTAGTCAATTCCGTTACTACCATTTCGTTTGACCTATAAGGCTCAAAATAATATTTAAAGAAGGTACATTGTGCGCTCATCTTTGCTCTGGATGCGCTTTCGGCTTTCCGTATTCCCTGAACTATCAAAATATCCTCATGTACTTCATCAAGTATATAATCAATCATTGGAATGCTTTTCAACTCGGTGGTACAAAAACGGGCTTTCGTTGAGGGGAACCTTTTCTTTTTAAATGCAAGGTCAAGGAACCCATCATATTTTTTGCTCGCCAACCGGACAAAATTTAAGTCAAGTTTTTTAATAACCTCGTTTATATGTTTATAGGTTATCTCATGCTCCCAGATAGTATCGCAAAAAGCCGTCAAAAAGACTTTAGACATATTATTTCGCACCCAAAGTAATGCTGCCAAGCTGTCCTTCCCCCCTGAAAACTGAACTATTAATTTTGCCATTTCATTTTTATTGCTTAATACGGAACTATATCCCTAATTCTTAGAAAGTTACAACCAAAAGAGATTTAAAGATTAAATCTAATTTGGTCGAGAATTAAACTGAGGCAGGCCCCTGTAACCCCCTCTCTCCACTATTCCAGCACTTAATAAATAAGAATTAGGTCGCATGGTCTTCATCCGTCGGAAGTTGCCCGCACTCGCTGTAAATAGTTTTGATTGTTTAATACCTCTGTTTTTGTTTTGCACTTGATAAATCAGTGCCGGGTAAACTGTGTCAAAACACCCTATGTCCGGTGTAGCTGGACGACTAAACGACAGCCTTTCGGCGGAAGTATCCACCGGAGCATAGAGCATTATGTTTTTAGTTTGTATCATTTAGTGTCCAGCTAAATCAATACAAATGTAAAACAATATTTTGAATACAGTATCAGTGTAGTACATTTATTTTTATTAAAAAGGAAGTTCATCATATTCAAATGGCCCATAAGCCTCTCTCCAATGGCTATACCGGTTGAAATAATTCTCAATTCTGATCATTCTCATCCTTACAGACTGCTTAATCCACAACTTAACATACCCTTTCCGGTAAAGCAGATATAAAACAGTTAAAGCTAAGTCTGAATATTTTGATACATTATGATCAATATATCCCTCAATAACAGGAATAGAGTTGTCCGGCTTGGTGTAGCTTCTTTCATACGGCTGATGAAAAGTGTACTTGCCAAACTGAACTTTAGCAAGTATATTCCAGACTGGTCTTTTATACCAGCCTCCTATACAATGCCAGCAGGTATCTCTATCATAAGCCTTGCCGGTATATTCTGAATAATAGACATGAATTCCGGTCCCACCACATGAATAACACTTTTTACCCTCAATGAACTGCACATCATAACAGATATGCTTTCCGTATTTTTTCAGAAGGTTGTTTTTGATCTTATAAAACTCATCACTCGGAAGCCTGTTAGCATGATGCAACAGCCACGGGAGAATTTTCGATATTATCGGATTGCTCATGATTTTCTATTATTGGTTTTTCCATTTTAACAAAACTTACTACCTGTGATCTTCTGATATTAAATACTTCGGGTATATTTTTATCTATTCCCTCGACCCATATCCGGGACTTATCAGCATCAGTAATTTCCATGCCTTCAAAAGTAAATGGCTCTTTAATAGTTTTATAGGTAACTTTACCGTCCTGAGTTTTACTATAATCCCGGCGGGTAATAAAGAATACTATACATCCAAAATCCCCGATCATTAATGAATCTCCCATAATCTAAAATTTATTATTTTTTTGGCCTCATTCCAAGAATAACCTCTTTTATCATATCATCCATTTCCTTCTGAGCCCGGAATTGTTTTCTATATTTCATTCTAAGCTGTATAGCGTCAAAGCACTCACCTGTTGCCATAACTTTTATATCTGCCATGAGCCTTTTATTTTCCCCCTGTAGTTTGGCATATACGGCCCTTGACACTGTTAAGCCATTTTTAACGGGGCATATATACCACCTGACCTCTTTTAGCCAGCTTACATCAGATATGCCCTTAGTGTAATTCATTACTACCTGAAAGCCTAACCTGCAGCAGAAGTAATCTCCGTTTTCCGGGGGAAGGTCTGTAGGTGTTTTTATCTTGACCGTTTTATAGTTCATGACTTTATCTCTTCAAATTCGATTACCCATACCCAGGGATTCTTTTCCCATGAGCCTTTGCCGTTGATGGATTCCCATAATTCTTGATATGCCTCCTTAAATTCTTCTGTCTCGAAGTCCTTCCAGTATCCGCCTTCTCCGTCATCGGAATAGGTCATAAAGGGTGCCTTTGAAATTCCTTCACAAGCAATATCCTCTATGTTCTCATCCTTCGTAATATCCTGCAATCTCTCAACCCTGATGTCTTTAATCAGTAGCTTGATCCTGCATGCTTCTTTAGGCATAAAGATTGATGGCCTCCATTTCGGTTTTAATCCTGTATTTTCAATAAATGTAGCTTTATAGCGATAAGCTATTCCCTCTTCAAGTTGTAGAGGACTCCATGTTTCCCGGACCCAGAGAACATCACTTACTTTGCCATAAGGAGAGACGACCGAAAAGGGATCATTGTCAGTATCAAATATTGCCCGAAGCGTATTATCTTCATACTCTTTAATTTCTCTAAGTTCACATTCGTCATAAAACTCTGTTTCAACTTCCTTGCAGAATTTCATTTCTCTTCTTGTCTGTGTCTTTCTCCCGTCCAGAATTGCCTGAACCATTGGTCCACTGAATAAAATTGGTTTTTCCATAATTATTTTGTTACAATGTCATATATCTGTTTTGTAAGTTCGATATCTATTGAGGCATCATGGAGCTTTAACTCATCAATATTTATCCCGACCTCTTTTGCAACTGTAGCCAGTTTGAAGTTTTCCATCTCCTCTCTCCTGTCAAGTAAATACTGTGAGGCCAGAACCATTACATCAAGCGAGTTGGACCAGAACCAGGATCCAAAGTAATTGTCCCCGTTTTGCAGGAAAAAGCCCCTCAAAAACTGGTTATCAAATGAAGCGTTGTTGTAACCTACCAGAAAGAACTTATCCGCCTTATTGAATTTATCAACATACTTGGAAAGCATCTGAGTAAATTTGACATAGACCTCAATCATTGGCGGGTAAGCAAGTACCTGCTCTTTTGTCACCCCGGACACTGCGAGTGCTTCCGGCTCAATAATACATTTCGGGTTTGGCTGAACCTTAAAATCGAATTTCTCTTTGGATATACCGTCAATGATTATCTCACCACTGATCTGATGTATTCCGTTTTTTGCCGGGTTGACCCCGGTAGTCTCTAGGTCTATAAAACAGTGCTTTGCCATTTTTTTAATTTTTATATTTCCACTTAAATCCGCCTGATGTTTTTGTTTTACCTCTACAACAATTACAAATAGTGCTTATACTTAAGCCAAGAGAGGTCGCCGCTTCTCTCATAGAAGGCCATTCTTTTATTAAACCCCCCTTTAAATCGTATTGTATTAATTTTCGCTTCCGAGGTTGTCCGAGTTTTATTATTTCTTCATCTGAGAGCCTATATCCGGGTGATGGCGATTGAATCCATCTATATCCGCCGCTGGTTTGTATCTTCCCTCTACAGCAGAGATTTATTGATACCACACATAAGCCTAAAGTATCTGCAGCTTGTTTAACGGATTCCCATTCTTTAATAAAACATCCATCTGTATCATATTGTAATACTCTTCTTTTTCTTGGGTTATTATTACTTATTCTTGCTTTAGCCTCTTCGGTATGGCGATATCCTAATGCACTTTTCCTCCCCATTTGTCTTTTACTTTTTTCTAATGAGCATTCAGGTCTATGGTGCTTCCCTTTTTTAGATGTGCTTACTTTTATTTTAAATTCATCTGTTCTTTTTACACCCAAGGAGCTTCCGGCTATCTTGCAAACATTAAATGATGGATTTAATAAGTTGATGTAATATTGTTCTCTTTCGATTAATATATCTTTTGATAAAACATTTTCTAAAAGCACAAATACAAGGTCATTTATTCCATATTTATTAAAATGCGCTTGTAGCTTTGGGTTTTTATGTCTATTTGTTTTTAAAGTATAAATATGACCCCTCTTTCTTGCAGCGAAATTAACCGCACTTCCAACGTAAAACTTATTAGGATTTACCTTAGAGTAAATTTTATATACTCCTGAAATTACTTCCATTTGTGGAATATTAAAAGCCCCGCAAATAGAAGAGCTATCAACAACATCCGAGGATGGTATTGCATCTATTTTTGGGGCCGTTATAATTTCTGTGAAATTCATGATGTTGTTAATAGCTGAAACAAAAATAGCGTATTACTCTGATACTTACAAATTGTTTATCATTTTTTTTAACTTTAAATAATACTCTTCACTTGCCATAGGATTCCATATCTTACAGGCCTTTTTAAGCTCATATTTCGGGTTCCAGTAGTTTTGGGCTATATACCACATCTGAACAGACTTCGTTGAATCTAGCCTATCATCTAGTACAAAGCGGGCAGGATTTCCGGTTAGTATGCAGATACGGTTTGCTTCATCAACCATTTCCTGACCAATTTGAAGTATCCCGCCATATCCGAGGCTATTAACCGTATCGGTATCAAAGCTGCTTTCCACAAATTGAAAAGAGTATAACATGGGGTCAAACACCCTAATAGGTTCCGCCTTCGGTATTGGAAGGAATATCTCCGCCGGCGCAAAAGCCGGAATAGAGAATAGAAATATTAAAATAATTGTGCTCATTCGTTTCATTACGATTTTATTAGTTCAACATTCGATTTCCGCTTCAGCCTCTGATATACTGAATGCGTCTTTTTGCTTGTAAGCTCTTTTATATCCGGGAACAGGTCTTTATCTTCGACAGGGACAATGCTTCTGAACTTTACTCTGAAGTCGGTCCATAGGTTTTTTATCAGCCTTACATCGCCGTCTGAGTAGCAATAGGTTTCATTGAACATATCATAAATAGCCTGATAGTTTTCTTTATCTAATGGGGCCTTATTTATGAAGTCCTTCAGCGTCTCATACTGAAGCGTGAATCTTTTCTTCTGCAGCTCTGCAATAAAGAATGAGGCGATGAAAAGAAACATTATTACTGCGATCAGTGTCGTTACTGCCATTGCTACTGTTGACCAGTTGATAATTGTCAGGGTGTTCATGGGTTTGCTATTTTAATTTCTAATAAGAAGTTGCTGTTGTTTTAATCACTGGATCGCAATTTATGACACTATTGCAATCCGGTGTGGAGTATAATTGCTTAGATCCTTTGATAAAAACTATTCTCTGTAATATCCTGTCCCAATACCTCACACATCCGCACTTTTCACATTTATGCGTTCTGAATGCGTAATCGACTTTTTTCCAGATATGATGGTTCAGGAGTTTCATTGGTTTTAAGCAGGGAAAGTTTCGATAAATATTACATCATAAGGTTTTACATAAAAAACCTCGCCATTTAAATTCTCCACAATAGCACATGTTATGGCATATTCACCATGTTCATAAGCTCCCCATTGATGAAAATATCCGTAATACTCATCGGTGTGATTCTTTCTGATTACAACTTTTCTTAATTTTCCTTTCATGATTTTATATTTTTAAAATGGGACTTCTTCGCTTTCAACTCTTGGTTCATCATAAAAACTTAAATTTTTCGGTATTTCTTTTTGCGCCTCTTTAATAAGCCAGTTAGACAAGTCGCATCCGGCAAATGGGTTAAATCTGCCTGTGTCATAATCGTATTTAAGATCTATTATTCCCTGTTGCCCCAGGTGTTTGTATTTGACTTTCTGAATATGTACCTCAATCTCATTTATCATGACTCCATCTTCACCGGATTTCCTGTGTACCGTTAAACCGTAATCAGTTTTATTATAGAAGTTTGCAGATCCGGAAATACTATAAAGTGAAGGAACTTCAAACTTACCGGCCACCTTTTGCATCTTGACAGGGTGCGCAACCAGAAATAATAAAACATCATTCACCTTTGCAAATGTTATAATCTGATCTAAAAACCGGCTTATGTATTGTGTTTCTGAGTCAGTGTATTTATGCTCAAGTTTGTTATATGGATCTATAACTAATACTTTAATCCCTTTTGATTTAACAAGTATTTTCGCAGAGTCAAGAATGCTTTTAACCGTAAAGTCCTCTTCATTAAGAATATAAAAGAAGTTTTCCCTTACATAGTCATAAGCCATATCAAACTCAAGCTCTGTCGACTTTGCCTTTGTGAACTTTTTCCCGACAAACTTTTCATATAGTTTTGCATAATGATATTTTAACGGGTAATTCTCAGGAGTGAAATAAGCTGCTTTCCACCCATGAATCATATTAAGCCTGGTAATTATATAATCAACAAATTCACTTTTCCCGGAAGAGGGTACGCCTGTAACAATAGCAAGTCGTCCTGTTTCCCATGTAATTTTTTCATCTATCTTTTCAATATTTATCTTTTTGCCGGGCTGAATTCCGTTCTCATATAGGTCCCGAATGTCAGAATAGAAGTTACCGGCCTCAATAATTCCCTTTACAGGAACAGGTTTTGCCTCAGAAATAACATCTTTAATCTGGTCCCCATACTTCAGGAGATACTCGTTTGCATCTTTGCAATCTTTGAATGAAACAATATAAGACCTTTCAGCCCCAAGCCTTCTAATTAATTCATCCCTTAGCTCTATCCCCTTAGTGTCCTGATCAGATGCTATATAAATTTTTTCAATTGGTTTGAATAGATCAATACAGCTATCTAAATACTCAAGATTCTTATTTGCCCCGTTCGGGACGGATAGCACATTATCAAACCCCGCCTGTAAAAAAGTTAATGCGTCAATTTCACCCTCGACAATAATTACTTCTTTAAAATTATTAAGACAATCAAGGTTCCAGAATATAAGCTCAGCACCGGAAACTAATTTAAAAGACTTTTGGGGACCCCTGAATTTTATGTTTATTAATTTGTCATTGTAGAAATATGGGAAGCAAATGACCGGGACTTTAGCGTTTTGTTGTGGCATAAATTCAATATCAGAATATACTCTGGCCTTAATAAGAGTATTCTGGCTTATCATTCTACCTTCAAAATATTTAACCGCTTTATCTGTGAGATCTGTTTTATTGGTCCATTCGGGAACAACATATTGCTTTGGCTCATGGGGGGAATACTCAAAGAATGAAGCCTGGCAGTTATGGCAATAACCTCTTTTCTCCTTATTGGACCACGCCAAACACTTATCAGTTTTCTTTTTACGGTTATGGGAACATTCCGGGCAAAGGTGTCTTTCTTCGCCCTTATTCCCCGGTTCAAAGGAATATATCTGTTTAGTATTTGAGGATTGAATTTTCATGCCAGTGTTCTTACTTTGGTTTTATTCTCATATTTACCTTCCATAATCTTCAAAAAATTAGTCGGGTTAAATATCCAGTCAAGATCAGCTTTCCATGCTTTATCATTTTTCCCAGATAGAAACTCTGATCGACCAGCCATTTTTAAAACCTCAACTACCCCTTCAATTCCAAAGTCTTTAAATCTTGCTGTAATGTGTTTCTTTCTTTCATCTGATAGTTTTATAATTTTTGGTAGCTTATCACAGTACAAATGATAATTTTCAAGAATTTCATTGTAATTAATTACTGTATCAGTATTACTAGAAGAAATAGTTACAGTTTCAGTTTCAGTTTCCATATGTTGATCATATGTTTTTTCAGACAGCTTGTTTTTTCTTCTACTTTCACAATATTTAACACGCCTATTTATTTCTTTATCAAGACGTTCATTATAATATAACCCATTTTCATCCCGTATAAACTTGGAAAATATGTCTTTGTCATATGTTTTACATATGTTTAACATATGTTTTTCCTCTAAATGTCCGGTTTGATGTTGAAGACATAATAACCGAATATATTTACCTGCCTGATCATCGGTAAAGAAATATGTGCCTGTCATGAAATCCTGAGTATAAAACAAGAATGCGGGATCTTTACTCATAGTGGTAAAAAATAGCCCCCGCCACTAAAAATAAAAACCATCGAACCCGTGGAGCGTGACCTCCATTCGATGGCATTATTCCCGGTGACAGGGGTATGTTATTAAGAAGATTGTGAACTAAGTAAATCATTTCACGTTAATTTGGTTTAACAAAATTAGTGTATCACTGTGATATATGCAAGTAATTTATTAAAAATATTTTAGGTCCCTGAGCACGGATCGAACGTGCGACCTCTAACCGACTGGTCTATAAGTTAGTGCTCTTCCACTGAGCTACCAGGGACGGCCTTATTATAAGTTGATATTAAACCTCTCTGCCAATTCTGATTCAGTCATGTACTTATGATCTTTACACTCAATAGGCATTCTTGTAAGCCCCTCGAAATTTACCGGGCTCCCGAAATATGCTGTTGATTTCTTTTCAAGTAAATAGGAGTACATTTTTACATTAAGTTTTTTACACTCAAGAACAGTTTGATAAGAACCGCTATTAAATGGATCCTTCCCATTTATTAAAATTCTCCTTCGTGTTAGATTCCGGCAAAGATCAAAGCACTTATGTAGGTTGTTAGGATTAAGTCTGCAATACTTTTCATGCCTTGACATTGCACCTGCAGAAAGCATGTTCTTTTTGCAGTGTTCGCACTGGTAAACCTTTTTTACTGCTGTTATCATACTGCTTTACTCTTTATAAAATCCCTGAAATCTGAGATGGAGCATCATAACTCCATGTATATCCTTTGGCGGTTTTTAGAATACCGTTAGCAGCTCTTGAAATTAAACTGTGAGAGTAACCTAACTCACGGGTTACATCGGTAACGGCACCCCATCTTTTAATAAAAAGCCCATTAAGGTCAAACTGGTAAACAGCTTTAGAGTAAGGGCTTAAAATACCTCGCTTTGCCCTCTCAATACAAGTTTTAGACATTTTCTCCCGGGCCACTGATGTGTGTTTATAACCCGTGCGAGTCTTTGACCTTTTTTTAAGACAACCGCCGTAATTTGTATTATATTTTACGGTACACCACTCTAAATTATCATCCCAATTATTTGACGGGTTTTCATCTTTATGATTAATTATTGGCAGGTTCATTGGGTTGGGAATAAATACGGAAGCCACAAGTCGATGAACAAATATGTATTTTCTGATATTATTGGATCGTAATAGAACCCTTCGATAGCCTAACTTATTTGTATACCCAATCAACATACCTCCATCAGTTCCGTTTCTTGGATAGGATTTTACCCTCCCCATATTACTAACCTCAAAAATGCCCTCAAACCCTGGCACGTCTTTCCAAATTTCTGTTTTCATAAGACTATTATGATATATAAAATGCTTGTCCCCTTACAGTGTGTAAATATTCCGGAGAGTTAAATAGAAAATCACCTCTTCCATTTAATGATTCTGCACCGCTTTCCCCTAATACAACCTGGCTATCAACCTCCTTCGGTACTCTAAAGCAAAGCAAGCACGGCATATTTACTTTTGCATCTCCGGTAATAACTTTGGTTGAAGCTCTCTGAGTAGCCGACATAATACGGAAGCCACAGGAACGCCCCTTTTGAAGTAATATCTTAAGGTTTTCCTCCAGGGACTTATCAATACTCTTAACAACTCGCTTTGTTTTAGCTGTTCCGTTCTGGTAAGCTCCGGTTACTTCGGTCCCATAATTCTTCAGATCATTCCCCTTCCGGGAATTTGCAACAGCATCCGCGAACTCATCAAACACAACAAGGGTTTTCCGGTTAATACCACTTTTAACCCTACTCTCCATATCTTCAACGAGCATCATTATCTGAAGCTCTATCTCTTCAATGTCGTTTATTACCTTCACTCCTGATGTGGAAGAGTAGCCTTTAAACTCATGCTTCGGGTCAAAAATATAGACCTCGCTTATTCCTGCCAGTAAAGCATATTCAATGGTTGATCTGAGGAATACTGACTTCCCGGAACCGGTTGCACCACATACAAGAATATGGGGTGTTGAATGGTTATCAAGATCCCAGAATACTGTTTGTTGAAAGTTATCGACTCCAATAGGTAGTTTATACCCTGACAGTTTTGAAGCATCCCATGAAAGGGTTGAAGTGTTTTTCATCCCGGACTCAATTGCCAGGTATGACTTACCTTCATATACAAACAGATCTTTATGAATCCTGACATTTGATACATTGAGTGCATTAGCTATGTCAAGTTTATATCTCTGGATAGATGATATCTGCACCCCGGCATTTATCTCAAGCAGGTATGATGCACTGGAATAGCCATCAAAAACATACTGTACCTTGGTGATTATGCCAAAAGACCTGAGTATGTGTTCTATTTTCTCCTGGTTTGTCATATTTTTGTTTGTAAAATCGTATGGAATAAATTGTTCTGTGAATGTTTTGAAGTTCCGAATGACTGTCGGTGTTACTGATGCAAGTGAAGCGTCCCTGATCTTACGCATACGCTCACGCATGAGGGGCTTTTTATTATCCGGAATATTGAAGTCTTCAACCTCTGCGATCATTGTTTTGGCCCAGAAGTCATATAATTCCGCTTTGTCTGTGAGGCTATCACTGTCATTGATCATATAAACATAATCAGGATCCCCAACGGCCTGAATCATTCTTTTGAGGGGCTCATATAATAGAGCTTCATAAAGTCTTCTGGTATCAGCATCCATGATAATCTCATGCTTTGCCAGCTGCTTTGATCCGTCCTTATTTTTAGAAGCCTTATTCTCAATGAACCAAACCTCGTCAATAGTCTCACCGGTTTCCTCTTCATATCCCAGGACATAAGTAATGGCCTGTTTCCCACCGGTAAACTTCATCTCT